TTTTTGGGTAGGAAATATATAAACATGTGTTATTTGTCAGTAAAATAATATATCAAATATATACATCATCAGCGGTCTAAATATGATATAGTATCTCAATATAAGCGGTAACATGATACGCATACATATACAGAGGATATCCCTAGATTATTTTTATAAAACTTTTACGATTTATTTATTTTGGATATTATTTTATTGTTGTTATATAGATTTTTATGATTAGTAGTAATAGTAAAAAATATATTAATAAAAAAAAGTTAATATTGCTTGAAAAATATGATAAATTATTTGATGAATATGCCAAATCTTGTAAGAAAATCTCTAAGTATAAATCAATTTACATCGATGTATACAAAAGGCATATGAAAAAACTTTTATTATTATTGCATTTTTTACATCAAATATATCGCATAACTTTTAAGAAAAATATGCCTCAAATTAATATGTTTGATATGCAAAGTATTAAAAAACATAATGAGGAGACTGAAAAATATATTTATAATGATGCATTTGGAACTCCGATAGAAAGGAGAAGCAACACATCAGTTATTAATGACGAATATCTATTGCCAATCGCAAATAATAATTATGGCGAAGAAGATACAAAATATATTGTAAGATTTTCAGATAGTAAAACAAATTCAAAAAGGTATAGTTTGGATGATAAGCAGACGGGGGGTAAATACACAAAATTTAATGAAAAATTATTATATTCCACAATAATACATAGATGTATTAGGTTATCATTTGTAGGTGGCAAAATATTATTTAATAGTGAACCAGAAAGAAAATATTCAGAAGACGCATTAGATGACCTTGAATATACTAAATATATGTCTATATTACCTTATTACATAAGTTTAAAAGAAAGGTGTGAGGATATTATACCATTATTTGCGAATATTGATATTCTAGATAAAAAGCAAATGAAACATATAGATAATATTAAAAATATAGAAGATATTTTTAGAAAAATTAATCTATTACATAAAAATTATTTACCTGAAGAATATACTATTTCATATAATAATAAGAAATATGAGAAGGACTTTAATAATATTAAAGGATATAGTGACGATGATACTTTGAGAACAATATTATATACTATTATTAATAATAATTATAATAATATTATTAATAACGACTATTACTATTGGTTTCCATATAATTCTCCACTACCAGCAATAACTATTTTAGACACAGACACATTTATTTATGGTATTCATACATTTCAACCTTTAAAATTAACAGAAACAAGAATTTCGGATATTATAGAAAATTATGTAGGAAAATATCCTTATAGTATAATAGTTAATAGTTCTTTGCAAAATTATATAGCAAATGGTGTAGTTATGGAAAAAAGAGCATATAAAAGAGTTAGAAATTTATTAAAGTTTTATAATGATTCTGAGTATAATATCCAAAACAACAAAAAAACAATCTATGTTTTTCATGGAACTTACAGAGAATTCAGTAGCGATTATAATAAAAATGTGGTTTTGACATCATTTTTATCTTGCACATTTGATATTAGCGTTGCTATTAAATATGCTTATGAAAATGTTAAAAATAGTGGTGTTGTATATATATTAGAGGTCAAAGATGATATTAAGTATGTAAATTTTAATGACGAATATTATCAAATTATTTTAGCGCCTGGATTAAAAATAACAGTAACAAATGAATTAGTTATAGGAGGTATTAAATATAATTTTTGCAAAGTAAGTAACACAGATAAAGAATATGTTGACATATTATATAATAATATATTTGAAGGTGGGAATGGTAGATTAAAATTATATAACATAAAAAAATACAAAATATACAGCGATAAGGATAAATATCCGCAAACTTCTAATATTTTGCTAAATAGTATTAGTAATCCTAGTGACCCAAATTATACTTATATATGCTTAGGAAATCAAGTAAATAATGATATTACAAATAATACATATTTTAACATCAAATATACTCTTCATCAGCATTTTATATGTGACTGCTATAAGTTTTTTGAATTTATTGACAGAGATGATAAATTTTTAAAAATTAATGTCGTTAACTATGGAATATATTATGATATAGATAAGTTATATACTGGGTATAAGAATGATGATAACTATGAAGATATTAATATAGGAAGCAACGACTATAAGAGATTTCAATATAATTTTGAAAATTTATTTATAGATAGTTTATTGCACAACGAGGATGCATTATATCCGTTGAATTATACAAAGAATAAAAAAAGAAGGAGTGATTATAATTATAAACTAATTTCTTTTAGAGGTGCAGGATTATTTGATACAGATGGGTTTAAGAAAACAAATTTTAATATTCACGAACCTTCAAAAGTATATACAAAATTAATTGAAGAATATATATCAAGAAATGAAGATAGGAATAGTCTATTTATTAAGGATATTACACGTGACTACATGAAAATAATTATTGAAAAAACTACAAACTATTTAATAAAATTTAGAGATGAATTTATTGATATGCTCCTAGATAACTATATTAATTTTATAGATGTCAATATGATGATAGATAATACTACCGAAGAATACAAAGATTTAATAGAGATGTTTAATGAACTTGCTGGGTCTTTAAAGATTACTATAGATTATTATGTTGAAAATATGGAGAATGGTAATATTTATAATGAAATAGAACCAAAAATATATGATAGAAAAATAGGAGGTAAAATGAATACTAAAACTAGAAAATTAAGTAAAACAATAAAATATTCTAAATTTAGTGAAATGGATGTTATAAAAAATGTAATAGAAAGTTATAAATCTTCTGAAGACATCGCAATAATAGCATATGATAATAAAGGATATGCAATATCATATGAAGACTATGTTAAATTTATAAATAAAATAAAGGCAAATAAATAATATTATATTATTACTATAATAATAGATAATAGAAAGATTATGGATATTTATTTAAAATATTTTATAATATGTTTAGTAATTATATTTTTAGATATTGCATGGATTTCTTTAAATTTTTCTACATATTCAAATTCTATACTGAAAATTCAGAAAGCATCTTTGAATTTGAGATATGAGCATGCAATAATCGCATATATATTAATATTATTTTCGGTATTATATGTTGCTATTCCTTTCACATCGCAAAATATAAAAAATGGAAGCAATAATACGGTAGAGAACAAATTATTACAATCTTTCATGTATGGAGGTGCGGTCGGTTTTTCAATATTTGGAATATATAATTTTACATCTCTGGCAATTTACAAGGATTTAGATGTTTCAATTGCGATTACTGATACAATATGGGGAACAACATTATATACAATAACAACTTTCATATTTTTGTTATTAGAGTAATTTGTAAATAATAGATAATGTTTAACTATTTAATATAATACTCTTCATTTTACTAAAATTACAACCTGCTTGAATTAATTCGCATCTTTCTTTTGATAATTGCTCCAGTAATTCCGCTATATTTTTGTAGAAAGCATTTTTAGAAGGGAGCATATATTTATCTTTTATTTCTTTTGCAACATTTACAGAGCTAATCCCAGGTATTTTCATTAAATCGTTTACATCATAGTTATCATATATATTTGTAGCATCATCTACTAGTTCTTTTAATGAACTATATACGCTTTTATTATAATTAAATATTCGGTCCCCTACTTTTATTCTATAAATCTTTAGTTGGTTAATTATATCTAAATCTTTAACATTTATTAGCATTATATTTGGCGAATGCATCAATAATGTTTCTAGATTAATAGAATCTTTAGATGGAGATGGTATTAGTTCTGCTGGCGCTGGGTTTGGTTTAACAACCTTAATATCGCAATCTTTTGCAAAATGTCCATTCGCTATACCGCATGTGAAACACCTATTATTTATGCTATTACTTATTTTTTTTAGTTGGTCTCTTGTTATTCCATCTAAAATCGGGGTTGTATAAGAACCGCCTCTTACATTATCTATCCCATATTTATCCATATACTTATATGTATATTTGTCTTCATCATAATCATCGCAATTAGGGATTAGTTCTAAAATATTAATTGGTTTATGCTGTTTTGTCCATTCAGACCCATTATGTGCAAAGTGATTATCAAATCTAAAATAAGGATTAGATGTTTTACCAATATAAAATTTATTATTTTGTAATTGCAGAACATAAATGTATAACATAACGCTCTATTATAATTCTGTTATTTTATTAAAAAAGATATATCATTTTTTAATTGTAATACATATAATAACTATATAGATAATTCAAATAAACCGGTTTGCGAACCTTGGGAAACTATTGTTGGTTCGCTCCAATATACCTTCAATTTATTATTTGCGATGACCTTATTTAACCAAAAATCAATAGGTAAATTTATTTTGTCATCTCCATTTATAAAATATTCATATATTTGTTGTGCACAATTATTAGTTATTATGTAACTATCTGTGCAACGCGTATATGGATTCTCATATATATGCTTATCATCTATTAATTTTTGTTTGTCTATATGTAGATTATATCCACTACCAATAAACAACATATCGTAATCTTTTGGTAATTCTTTAATATATTTACTTAGTATATCATTAAAATCATCACTTAAAATAACATCATCTTCAAATATTAAAGTTGCATCTGTATCGTGGTCTTTTATTATTAATTGACAGCAATAAATATGTTTCAAAAATAAGGACATTTTAGTTTTTTTATAGTTTTCATCAAAAATACTGCATTCATCATCAGTTATTTTAGAGACATCATATTTCTCAATAAACTCAAAATTAGATATATTATGTAATCTGAATTGTTCTAATATATGTTTTTTTCTCTTGGTTAAATTACTGTTATGTAGAACAAATATTTTCATTTTAATTAATTTAGATGCGTATATATTAATATATATATATTAATATCAATTTTATTAAAAATTATTATAATTTATCTTTTACTTCTTCTTATACTTTTACTTACATTACTTATATTATTTCCACCGCTTCTAAAAACCATATAATAAATAAAGTATAAAAATGCCAATACAAATATTATCATTAGTAATATATATATTACCATACCAGTAATACCAGCAGTTCTGCTAATTTGACAGTACAAAGTATCATCGGTAAGAGGGCATTTCTCGACATTATTAGAACCCGAATTGCTCATAAGAGCAGCAGACCCGCCAGAAATTAATGCACCTGTTGCAGCGCCTGATACGGCACCTGACGCAGCACCTGACGTATTATTTACAGGTGGTGAAGCCATTCCCTTAAAATGTTCAAAAAATAATTCTGCGGAACCATACATCCTATTTTTTCTATTCTATTATATAATAATATATAATAATATTAAAATGTTAATAACATATCTATATAATATATATATCTGCTATATTAATAGAATTAATACAACTATATGAATATATTAGAAACAATTATTATTGTTTTTGCAATAATACTTTCAACTATAATAATATTATGGTATATACATTATAATAGCGACCATCATTTTAGTTATGATAGCAGTTCTAATAAAGCATCGCAAGCTACGCTTTTAAATATAAATTATAACAAACAAAAGAATGATGGTTCTTGTTCTTCAAGTTGTGACTCTATAGACCCCGTGAGCGACCCACGTTATAACATGCAACAAATAATTAAGCAATCAATATTATTAGAGGAGCATCTTACAAACAAAAATAAGAGATGTAGAGATTGTATTACCAAGCATTTCTTACATATAATAGGACTAGCAGAAGAGGCACAAATGTTAGCAACAAATAAGATAGCTAAGTATCCGCTAATAAATGAATCTGTTACTTTGTATAATGAACTTTTTAAAATATGGATTAAAAATAAAAATTTAAATGGAAAAGATGAATCATATATTTTATACTGCACAGATAAATTAAGAGACCATAGAAAACAATTAATTGTCATATACTTTTTTAATGAAAAATATAATATAATTAACAAAGATACACCAAAAGAACATTCTATGTAGAAATATATGGTATGTTATTAGTCTCAATCGCCCTATCTATAACATCTTTAATATCTAAAAATGCGCTTTTATGTGCTTCATAATGGTCTGGGTGTATTTCAGAAACAAAATCAATATTAGGATATGCAAATGGAAATGTAGTCGCATAAGAGTTTATTGATAAATATAATGCAACATCAGCAACTACTTGGTATTCACAAGAGGTAAAATCATATTTATTATTTTTAAAATATTTACTTACTAATTTTTCTGCTCCTATACGAGATATGATATACATTCCCGCAGATGGTAATAAGTATTGCCATTTGATAAATTTAATATTTTGTGTCGTTAATACATTATAAAGTGTTTTTACTGTAGGACCATATAAAATTAGTAATTGAACTAATTCAGCATCTTCTGGTAATTCGCTAATTAATTTATTATAATTAATTTTAAAAGGAATTATAATGTCGTCTTCCATAACAACAAACCATTCATTTTTTTTATCTTTTAAACCTTCCATAATTGCTTTAATATGACTTGATATAGTAGCATATTCATATTCGCAACTTGTGCACCCATGGTGTTTACAAGTTAACGGACGTTGATCATGCAATTCCTTATCAAAATCTTTTGGAGTTATTGCAGATACTCTTTCATTATCTAATTTATTATTTTTAAATTGTTCTTCCATAAAAGTTCGCCGGTCTATAGTTTTATCAATATTAATCCAATAATGTTTCATAGATATATATTATCTAAGTAATAATCTTAAATATTATATTAATTATATTCTTAAATAAAATTATTAAATAAGTTTGAAGTGTGATACATATAATATATTATTTTTATTATCATTAATTAAATGAAACTAGAACTCAAAAAGTTTGACCCAAAAAGAATTAAGAATGATTCCGTTGTAACTTTTATTGGTAAGCGTAACACAGGAAAAAGTTATTGCATGAAAGATATCCTAAGTTATAACAAAGATATACCGGTAGGAGTTGTTGTTTCACAAACAGAACGCGCAAACGGATATTTTGAAAAATTTATTCCTAAAATGTTAATATATGATGAACTGGATGAGAAGTTAATTAGTAAGTTTTTAACTAGACAAATAAATATAACGAATGAGAGGAAAAGAGATATGGCAAAGCACGGAAATTCATCAATTGACCCTCGTGCCTTCTTAATTTTAGATGATTGTATGTATAACAAATCTGCTATGACAGATAAAAATATTAGGTGTATTTTTATGAATGGACGACATTACAAAATATTTCTTTTAATTACTATGCAACATGGTTTAGGATTACCTCCTGACCTACGTTCAAATATTGATTACGTATTTATTTTTCGTAATAATATTGTGAAAGAAAGAGAAAAAATATACAATCATTATGCGGGTATGTTCCCAACATTTGATGTATTTAATCAAGTGATGAATCAATGTACTGAAAATTACGAATGTCTAGTTATTGATAATAAAGTGCAATCAAATAATATAGCGGATATCGTATTTTGGTACAAGGCGGAAGACCCACATTATAAAATGTGTGCTCCAGACCTTTGGGAAATGCAGTCACTACAAGACCAACGAGATTTAATGGGACTGACAAATGAAGATGGAGACGATATAGAAGATTATGACCCTGGTGTCTTTGTTAAAAAGAAGAACTCTAAACTTATAAAAGTAAAGAAACAGACATCATATTAATATTAAGTAAGTTTAAGACAATTATTAAACATCTCTAAACATTTATCATCGCAATAAAATCCGCAAATATCGCATTTTGTTATTGGAATATTACATTTCTTGCAAACAAATAATGTTCTAGTATATATAATATTATCTGCAGAATAGCATAGGAAACAATAAGAATTTTTCTTTAACATTTAATAACTTCTATAACTTTTACTATAATAAATCATTTTTTATTAGAAAAAACTTGGTCTCTTATTTCTATTTAATGTTTCATTAATATGTATTTTTTTTACTTGACTTATATCTGTTGCTACACTAGATACACTTTTTGCATCATCGTTATCATCTTCATATTTTTTGCTCGCAATCTCATTTTTATACCTTTTATTATCCCCATTATTTTGCGATAATGAATTGTATTCAACTTTAATATTGTCCCATTCGTTGCGAATATTATTATTTTCTTTTTCATCTGCATGCTCTTTTGTTTGCATATTTGTTTGTTCGCTTTGAGCAAATGATATTTCTTTGTCATTCTCTTCATTTTTATACCATCCTTTATATTCATCATCGCTAATTTTTTTTATTGATGTATCTACTATATTATTTTCATTTATTTTTTTATTATAGTCAACACGCGATTCATCTTCTTTATCAACTTCTTTTTCATCTTCTTCTTCATCTTCTTTATCATCATCATCATCTTCTTTATCCTGTTCTTTATCATCATCTTCATCTTCTTCATCTTCTTCATCTTCTTCATCTTCTTTATCATCTTTATCTTCTTCATCTTCTTCTTCTTTATCATCTTCATCTTCTTTATCATCTTCATCTTCTTTATCATCTTCTTCTTCGTCGTCATCTTCATCTTCTTTATCATCTTCTTCTTCGTCGTCATCTTCTTCATCTTCATCATCTTCTTCATCTTCTTCATCTTCTTCATCTTCTTCATCTTCGTCTTTCTTAGGACCCTTTATAATTTTTACATTTTCATTTACACCAGTTTCTTTGTACTGATTTACATTTTCAGTTAGATTATCTTCAATCTGATTAAATATTTCATCAAATGGTATGAAATCTCTAAATGTTTTTTTAATAATTGCTCTTATATTTTCTTCAATAATATTGAGATTGTTTTGATATTCGGCATCTTTAATATTGTTTCTATTATATAAATATGCATTCTTCCAAGAGAATGACGCAGCGTTTATATAGCATTTATGAACAAAATCTTCAGGGTTAGGTATTTTTATTTTAATACTATCAAATTGTTCTTTGTATTCATATATTTTTATTTTAATTGTCGTTATTATAATAATTTTAATAAGATTTGATATATATTTACATTTAGTATATTTTACTATCTTCTTATATTCATCGCTTACTATATTATTATTCCATTTACGTATGCTATATAATTCATTCTGAAATCCTTTAATTCCTTTCTTTTCTTCTATCGTTTCTGTATACAAAGCATATATTCTTTTTGATATTGCAACACTCAAAATATCTTGTATATGTTCTATATATTCGTTTCGTGTATCTATTAAACCTTCCATATATTTAGTAATTTATAATATTCTTTATATAGTCAAAAACCTATATATTTAATAATCCCTTATATACTTTTAAGTTTTATACATTTATACCATATCTTGGGGATTAGTATTACTTCTGAAATATTGTCTTGTATTTTTATTAATTGATGGGTTATTATTTTTAGTCGGCGCTTTGGCACTATCATATATTGGAAATATTGGAAAGTCTAAGTGTTCATAAATATTTACATATTCTTTAATAATATCTCGGATATCTTCAATAGTACGATGGTTTGGGTCTATTCGTAAAATATCTTCTATGCGATGATATAACCTATCCATTTTTACTTGAGTCTGTCTATAATTTATTTCTCGTTCTGCAAGTTTAAAATTCCCTATTAAACTTAAGATAGTTACTGTCAAACTATTAAGAACAATATTAGCATATTTAATTTCTACTGAGTTTGTATCATTCATAGAATTTAATATTGTCATCGCGCCTGATGATAATATTATTGGTATATTTACTATTGAACGTATCCATGCATATCGTGCACAATTTTTAGAGCAAAGAATAGAAGTGAATGATGCTTTATGCTTAATATTCTCTAATAATGCCCTATGGTCTTTTTGCAATAACTCTTTTTCATTATAGGTGTTTTGCTGATTGTTATGAATATAAGGAAGTTGATATGTGTTCGCTAGTGGATTATTGCAATATAACACAAGTTGTCGCAAATCATCATTTTTATAATAAGGTTGAGTATTCATAATTAAGTTATATATATTATTTAATTAAGTTATATATATTATTTAATTCTAATATATTAGATAATGAGTATAACCACAAAAAATAAGCAAGATAAAAAAGAGATAGATTATGATGGTCAACGACCATATAGCGAACTACCAATAAATATGTTAACATTTAATAGTAAAAAACTTGGACATTACGCAAATATTGTTTTTGAAGGATATAAAAAAAATTATAAATTTATACAAATAGACAGTTTAAATTATTATGGAAATAATGAAGAATGGGATACTAAAATGATGACATCAGAAATGATACTTAAAAGAACATTATTTCTATTATATTTAAAAATATGGGCAAATACAGGAGACATAAATAAAAGGGTTAAAAATAGTATTAGTGAAGAAAAAATAGATAAATATGATTTAGAGTATATAAATAGACTTAATTTACGATGGAATACTACAATTGTTGAAGAATTAAAAATTGTTTTGAAAAAGTTGTTAGATAAAGAAGTAAAGAGAGTTTATATAGTTATGGTATCTTACGGTGATGGAGAAGGAATTATTATTAGTGATAATATGAAGGCGAAAGGTTATACAGAATGGACGCCAGAAGAAAAAAATAAAAATTTAGACCTAGATAAATTAGCGACTAAGTTTTTTTCTTTAAAAAAAATAAAAAATTTAAGAGAAGAAGGTCTCGTATATATTAAACAATTAGAAGAAAAATATAATGCGCAACTAGAAGCAGAGAAAAAAGCATTACCAGTTGTAGAAGTTAAAACAGGAGGAAGAGAAAAAGTTAAAAGAAAATAAAACTTAGTATTAGCAATAAATTTATATTTCAATACATATTGATAAAACTTATATCTATTAATCTAACTTGTAAATATTCTTTAGTATACCTCTCATTTTCATTATTCCAATTTTATATATGTTAATATTCTTATCATTTAAATATGTCTTTAGTTTCTTTTCAAAATATGCAGAAAATTTCTTATTTTTAAATTGTTCAACTCTTAATTTATATTTAGATATATTTTGGTTATTGTTATCTGTAACTTTTATTTGTTCAGGTTGTTTAGACGGTTTAAGTGTTTTTTCAGGTTGTTTAGATGGTTTAGGTGATTTTTCAGGTTGTTTAGATGGTTTAGGTAGTTTTTCATGTTGTTTAGATGGTTTAGGTAGTTTTTCAGGTTGTTTAGATGGTTTAGGTGATTTTTCAGGTTGTTTAGATGGTTTAGGTAGTTTTTCATGTTGTTTAGATGGTTTAGGTAGTTTTTCAGGTTGTTTAGATGGTTTAGGTAGTTTTTCAGGTTGTTTAGATGGTTTAGGTAGTTTTTCAGGTTGTTTAGATGGTTTAGGTGATTTTTCAGGTTGTTTAGTTGGTTTAATAGGTTTTTCAGGTTGCTTAGATGGTTTAGGTAGTTTTTCAGGTTGTTTAGATGGTTTAGGTAGTTTTTCAGGTTGTTTAGATGGTTTAGATATGGAAATAGTTCTTGATATTGCATTTTTTGAAACATAATCTGTGATATTTTCTCTGACATCTTGAATTTTTTTATAACGAATAGTTCGTTTTGCCTTGTTATTTTTACCCCCTTTCATCTTTCTGATGTTTTGCTCTATAAAAGACCTACCTACAGTAACTTTCTCAAATGTATTTTGTATTATTTCATATCCTAAACAAAAAATTAAAATGTTACTAGCATTTACATCTTTTGGAAATTCAAATTGATTCTGTTCATTTATAAATCCGACGATAATACATTCTCTTGTTTCCATATTAGATTGAAAATTCATTTTTAAATTATTGCTCTTAAAATTTTCTGCAGTTATTCCACACCTTTCAGATATGAAGGCGATTAGTTGAGTAAAGAATTGGTTTATTTCTGATAATAATTGGTTTAAATTTAATATAGATTTTGTTGCTATTGTTATATCTTCAGATGATATTGTTAAAGACACCGTTTTATATTCATTCAATATTTGCTCAATATAAATTCTAATATATGAAAGAGTAATAATGACAGATGTGACAGGTTGAATATTAGGACTTTTATATATTATAAATTCTGTAAATTCAAGTAATTTATACATAGAGTTAACCATTATATAAAGAGGGTCATCATATTCTTCATCATATATGCTTTGCTCTTTTATATAATATATTAATTCAGATAAAGAAAAATCTAGAGCAATTCTTAATGTACAAGATTGATGTTGTCCCAGACTTAATTGTATATAGTGTTCATCATTAATTACTGAAAATGATAATTGTGCTCCACCAGGAATATTAAAAGATAATAATGAAGTATCTTCTTCACTAACAGTATAACCTCCTTTCTGCTTCTTACTAGAACTCGCACCATCACCCTCATCCTGGTCATCATGATTTCTCCTTCTTTTTCCACTTCTATTTGCACGACTACCTTCCTCAGCTCGCAATAAATGTTCGACTAATTCTCGCGATTCTATTTCACCTTTTATCCTGTTACGTTCTTCATTATTAAAAATATCGGCAACGCGTCCTTCCAGTATTTCAATTGCTTCCATGCTTTTTTGTTCATTACTATCAACCGCATCAGTATCTTCTTCCATTGCTTCATTATCTCCATTACCTTCTACGTCTTCATCTTCAAGTTTACACTCTTCTTCACTATTTGCATGACTAAGACTATTTATAGCATCTTCATCTCCTACTATACCCGTTTTTTCTAGAAATTCATTATTTAATTTGATTTTATTATGGGATTCTATAATATTTTCAAAACATTTAATTGCTAATGAACATGCTTCTAGTCGTTTTTCTGCATTTGTTTTTTGTACAAAATCTTTAGAAGACGTTTCTTCTTTAAGCTCAAGCATAATATTTTTTAATTCTCTAACTTGTTCAGGTAAGTAATAAAAAAAGATGTCGACATTCACACTTTCATAATATGTTTTACAAATTGCTTTCATTTCATTAATTATTATTTCTTTGTATTTGCCAAACATTTCAATCAACATTTTTTGTAAAGGAACACTTTCTATCTCTACTATCTCTACAATATATATCTGCACTATATCTATACTGGTAGGAAATTTGTTCAATTTAGATATATGTTCATCAATTGCAACATAATAAGAAAACAATACTTTCAAGCATTCTGCAGTTTTTATTACATAATCATAAAATTTGAGTATATTTATATTTTGTGCATTACCGAAGGTCGCTATGGCAGTCCGATTTGATGCTATTGCCCATGCTACAAACCTTTCAATCGGACGACGAACAGATGGTTTGAGACTTGTTTCTTTTAGTGTTTGAAAATCAATTAACGTAAAAGGTTTAAATAATTTAACGTCTACGGTTTTATTTGCCCTCGCAAAAGAATCTTTTATATTTTCTAAAGGGGTTTTATTACCAATAAACATGTTGTATAAAAGGTTATTATATAATATAGAAGTAATAATTACATCGACATTAGATGATAAATATTTATATAATTTCTTATAATTTTCAATTGTCGCAGCATTAATTACACTAACAAAATATGCATCCATATTAGGTTGTGCACTTTTTATATATATTTTGAATACAAATTGAACGGCAATACCACGCCCTACATCATCAAATACTATTATTTGATAAGGGTTAATTCCTAGTGTAATACAAATATAATCTTCTTCTTTGTTTTTTACCATTTCAAATATCAACATAGAATTATTATGCAATTTTTTAAGTTGTAAATTTAAATGCGATTTATTATTTGATTCAAAAGTTAATATAGATGATAGCGAAGTATCATTGCTTGCTTTCCCTTTCCCTTTCCCTTTACCATCGCACGCGCATTCTAATGCATTTTTCCATTCAAATTCGGGTTCTGTCGTAGTTTCTTCTGGTATGCTCCCACGTTTATACATCTTTATTTTGTTATATGTATTCCAAACAGTTTCAAATGTTTTATCAAGATATCTACTTTTACCATCCATATATATCTTACGCGACTCTCTGCAACCACCAATTATAAAAGGACACTCGCAAAGAAGTGCTATATATGTTAAATGCGAATCACAAGTTGCTAAAATAATATTATATAAAAAAACGCAAACCGTAGCTTCTTTAATAGTAATTTCAATATAAAATAAATATAAACACATAAACATTTGGACAAAGTCCCCAAACCCCTTATTTAATGTTAAAAAAGATACAATAAAATTATTTTTAACATTTAGTGTTAATCCTGTTAATCCATTTAACCATATAATAAGTTTATTTATTTCATCATAGCTAGGACTTTTTGTTTGAGGGTCCTTACAAACAAGAGTTCTAACTACGTTTTTTACAGTAAAATGACCTGCTTGACCTCCTATTGCTTTATAATTATGTTCTGCTTCAATTTTTCCTTCTGCATTCAAATATTTAATATTAATATTATATGTTTTTTGCGTTGACTCTAATTTTGTATATGCATCATTTGCAGTAGTATCATCCCCCATACCAATTATAGTAAATACAAAATTTTCTAAAGATATAAAAAAAGATTGATAAAATGCAAACGCACAATTAACAATAAAAAGTTCTGTATGTGTATTTAATTGATATGTATTGAAATTATAATTATTGGGACTTGTTCCACCCTTACATGGTGCAGAGTCAATATAATAAGCAGCTGTCTTTAATTCTATTAAATTTGTATCTACAATTTTTTTTAAGTAACTAGGCATAGTATCAATAATTGTATACTGAGCATCAGAAAAACTTTTTGCTGGGTCATTATTAGACACATCTATGTCATCGCCACTTCTTATATGTTCGGCATGAGTTGTCACCAAAACTTTCATAAGTCGGTCCTTATTATTACCAGAACCAGATGTATAATTGTGATTTATACAATCAGCTAATCCAAATTTACCACAATGCTTTATTCGCTTAAGATTAAAATTATTGGTCGAAATAAAATCATGCCATTGATCAAGATCAATCGCATTAGCAATATCTTTTAGAAAATCTTTAGTTTCCTTATTAGCAAATAAATTATCAATTTCGCTGTCATTTTGTTTAACTAATTGTTCAACTAATTTTAATAATATTGGTATATTATTTTTCCATACGTGATCAGTTGGCATAAAATTATTAGAAGCAAATATTGTTCTAAAAACAATCTTCAGTCTTGTATTAACTGTATTAAATGTTGCATCAGTTGCAGAAATATTTATACGTTTTTTATAATCTACACAGTAAGGAGGTGCCATATTGTAAACCAATTCTAATAATATAATTATATAATTATATTATTATATTATTATATTATTTCCAAAGTAACATGTAAGTTGTATATATATGTAATAAGTTTAACCATAAACCAAAGAAGAAACTCCATTAATATTATTAAAAGAAATAACTGCAGTTTCATCAACAGAATCCTGTATAATATCTATATGGGAGAGAATTACAATAGTATTAAAGTAATGCAATAGACTTTTAAGAAATGAAGGAACTATAGATAAATTATTTTTATCAAAATTAATAAACCCCTCATCTATAAAGAGTTGATTACATAGTGCATCATAATTATTAAAATACAAGGACATGCGAAGTGCCAACGATATTACAAAACGTTGAAATCCAGATGCTTGTGATACTGATATATACTGCTTATCATCGCCCCCCTTAGATATATTATCATTATGGATTAACCAATTAATATGTACAGTATCATTGGATATATCAACATTATAATTTAATTTGAATGGTTTTGTATTAGAATGACAGAGTGTTTTAATAATTTTATTTGTTTTGTCTACAAGTTTAGTGAGAATCAAGTTATCATATAATTCCTTTCTAAAAGATTGGAAATTTATTAAGATAGTATCAAGAACATCAATAATATTTTCAAGTTCCTTATCAATTCCTAAAAGCAGGTTATAGTTAGTTTTATTTTCATTATTATAAGTGTTAATAGTAGAATACTTTACAATTTTATCATTAAGATTTTTAATATCTCCTGTTTTAGATGCTATCAAATCTTTTAATTCTATCTTTTGTTTAATTTGAGGTTTCATTTGCTCTCCACTCTGATATTCTTTGTATAAATCATTAATCTCTATGATTTTATTCAATCTATAATAGTGATATGCATCAATTATTCTTTTATTTCTATCATAATTTACCCAATCATCATAGTTTTTCTTAAGTTCTCTATATTTAGATAAGCGAGGTTTAATAACATCATTATAATGTATAGATTTTTCTAAATCTTCAATAAGCGACTTAGTATAATTGTAATTATTTTCCCACTCATTATAAATATCATATAATTGAATATTATTTATTTTTTCAAATAAACTGAACGAATACGCAACAAAATATTCAGTATATTCAGTAATTATTCTTAGTTCTATATTTTTACTTACAAGTTTTTCATTCAAATTATTTTTATCATTAATAATAATATTTAAATCATTAGATACCTTATCATATACCTCTTTAAATTTGTAATAATCATACCATGCATTAAGTAAATGATATTTTGATTTATCCTTTTTGTTTCCTTCTAAACGTTTCTTAACAACTTCAAAATCATTTGCAGAGTAATTAATACCTTTTCTATTTATATTTAAAGTATTAATAATAATCCCTATTTCTTTAATTCGCGAAACCCATGGTCTATTACAACATATACAGCATTCAGGATTATATTTATATTCATCATTTGTAGATAATAATAGAAGTTCCTTATTATAACTATCAATATTCTCATCAAGTTTATTAATTTCATCGTTTTTATTATGATATTCATTTAATATAATTTCATCATCTGCAATTTTCTCATCAATAATATCAATATTAAAGTGCTTTAATTCCTTTGCAATAGAAACTGCTGTTTTAAATCGCTGGTAAGTTATAATGTCACATGGAATATTTACATTAATTATCTTCTGTTGCTTTAAAAATAAATTATTAAAATCTTTCTCTAAAGATGATAGTGTATCTTTAATATTATTGATATCATTAAGAATTGCATCTTTACTATAAATAGTATTTTTATAGTATTCGATGGTTATTGGGTTATTTATATTATCTCTAAGTTTTTTTAATATATTTTGGTCAATAATAGATGGTTTAGTATTTGTAGATATAAAATCATTAAACACATCAATATTACCATAAACTCTTATAATTACAGTCATTAATTTATCAATATTTTTGCTAGGATATTGTAAAGAAACTTTAGCAGGTTTATTAGAAATTAATTCGCTGAGTAATCTCTTATTTTTTTGCAATTCATCTTGTTGATTGCGAATAAATAGTAATCCGTTGTTATTATTATTGTTATCATTCATATGATTAATATATTCTGATAATTCTCTTTCTTCATTACGGATATGTGATATTTCACATGGTTTATTTATACTTGGTAATTTATTAAATTCGTCTTCAAGTTCTCTTGTATACAAATTAACTAATTTTTGAATATCATTAACATCATTAAGAGAATATCTATAATAATTAAGCAATTCTTTATAAGTTAAATAAATATCATTAGGTACGATAATATCAGGATTATTCGTAACAATATCATCAATAAGACTTGTATAATCTGTATCTACAATAGATAAATGCAAAGGATTATTAATATCAATATTGATAGCATCGTATTTTTTCATAAGTTTTATTTTTTCATTATTTAATATAGATAATTCTTCTTCTATACATGTTATAACCATGTCATTAATATCATCATTCTTACAATTAAATAGCAACTTTTCATATACCTCTTTTTTACTTTGTATAACTTTCCGGAAGTCTTTATATTTATTAATAGCAGTCTTAAATAGATTATATAGGTGATAAATGAATTGTATATTATGGGATTTATCAATTGTTTCTAAAGTATCTTTGTAGTTCAAAGCAAGAATATCGTTGTCTACACTTTGGGTAATCATAGATGTTGAAAGAAATGTATTAATATCTCCAAACAGCGTTTTAACTTCTGAATTACATGCGCTGTCTTTTTTTAATATAACTAAATCTGAAATATTAGTAAACTTCGAGAGCACAGATGTTTTATTTGTAATTTTAAAAGTATTCTTCTTTTTACAAAAGTCTCTTTTAATACGATAAGTTACATTATCAACCTCAATATCTACAATTGTGTATCCTTTATCCTTATTATGATTAATAAATCCAGATGAATAAGTATCAAACTTATTATTAGTTGCCCAAATTGCTAATTGTAGGATATCATAAATAGCAGATTTACCTGTTCCATTAGAACCTTTAATCATAAATGTTTTAGCATCTAAATCTTTAAAATTAATCCAATTTTTATTTTCATAACATAATAAACCACCCCATTCTAAATATTTAATCAAGAAAGATTTTTTAAAAGTTAGTGCATCATTTGCTTCATCGCAAGAATTAATAATAGGTTCCAAATCCCTATTTCTTTTAATGCATTCGCTATGCAAATCTTCAGGATATTTATGGATATCAAAGAGTAAGGTTTCCTTGTCTTTGATTATTTTAAGTAATATTTTATATTTATCATCTGATAATAATTTTTTGAAATAATCTAATAAATAATTAGTATCGAGTAGTTCTTTATTATCACTATTATCTTCTTCATTACTGTTATGAATCTTTTTGATGATAGTATTCTGATTACTTTGATTACTTAATTTAGAAACTATTTGGAAAGAAATATTAAAGGTGTTTAATATATTACATAATGATTTATAATTAATATTTGAAAATGATTTTATTTCTAATATTTTTGGAAAATAATTAATATTGTTTTTAATATATGTTTCTAATTCTTCTGTATATTTACCATTCCTTCTAATAAAAATATTATGCGACGCGTCCTCGATAATATTAATATATCCAATATCATTATAAACATTAATTTCTTCAACCTGTTTATTTTCTATATTCCATATCAAATATCCATGTTCAATAATATCTTCTCCAAAGTTCTGCTGTATAAGACTTCCTGAATAACCGCAAATAGTTTTCCTTTTATAATTAAATACTTGGCGCTTATGAATATCACCTAGTAATACATAGTCAAAACCTTGAACCCATTCTAATGGGTATGGATTGAAAGTTTCTTCTATTGAACTTCCATTATATAATTTAGCAGATGCAAAAGAACCATGAAATAATGCAATCTTATATTTGACTTTCTCAGTAATCAGAGGAAATGGCGGTAAATCTTGTATTCTCCCACTATTTCTGTATATATCCAAAGTTTTATCAATACTTACAAAAGAGAACCCAATATCATCAATAACAAAGGATGTTGATGTGTTTAATACAAAAACATTTGGAATATCAAATGTTGAAGAATAAACTAGTGAAGGTTTATTAATATCGCTTTGGTCATAATCATGATTTCCAGATATAATATACAATCTGCCTATTTTTGATAATGATTGGATAAACTCACGATATATAAATAATCCATAGTTTCCTATAACATTTTTGTTATGAAAAATATCGCCTGTAATAACAATAATAAAATCTTCAAACAATAATTTAAGGTCTGTTATATTATTGGTAATAGATATAATTGTTTTTTTAAAAACTTCTTTATATTCTTCGTACCGTGAGTAAGTATTATCACCATTCCTAATATGTAAATCAGACAAATGAAATATATGATTAAGTGGCATTTTAATATATATTAAATTATATATGATATCATTTTTTTATATTGTAATAATATTTGAATTGAAGAAAGTAAATATATTCTTATAAATTCATATAGTAATTATTATATGCAACCCAGCCAGTCCCAGTTAAACTTCCTCTTAAAACTACACTAGCGCCTGTTCCTACTGGAGGTGCACCTGAAAATGGATTATAAAATGAACCTCCGTCAGATATATTCCATATACCACCAGTTCCCGCAGTCCAATTTGCCATTCTTATCTCAATATATTGATAAGCAGGTCCCCTAAGCAATCTTATTTCCATTTGTATTTCTGAACCAGGAGTACTATAATAATTTCGTTGATTAACAATAAATCTTTTAATATTATAACCATTACTAGAAGTTGGGGCAAATTGCGTAGAATAATTAGTCAATCTATCATATTGCCCCATTAAAACACCAGGTCTAACATTCGCAGCCCAATTTGTGTATTGAGAACTACCGCCTCCAAATGTCATAACATTATTTGTAGTCCATTGTATATTATTACCAGAACCATAATCAGTATTAAACCAAAAAAATTGAAAAACTGTTCCAATCCCTGCAAAACTATCATCTATTCCATCAATACCCATTCTTGCACCTCCTGCTTCATTCATATTACCAGCGCGATTACCAGCGAGCATATATTCTGTTCCACCTGTTATTTTGGATTTACCATAAAATTGAGATAATGATATTTGCCCACTTGTTGGAATACCTACAGCACCTGTTCCGGTTGTATTTGCTCCATTCAAATAATATTCATTTAACCCTATTGGATTTGCACCACCAAATTCAGTTTGTATATTCGCCAAAGATATTGCCCCAGTTGATTGTAAAACCATGTTTATTAAATCTAAAATAATATAATAAAATAAAAGGTAATAAATAATTCTAAATAAGTTATAATAACCAAGTATATTGTAAAATGCGATAAATGGGACGTAGCAATAATAAGTTCATCAATATAAAACTATGATAAGCGAAAAGTAGAATAAAAAAATAAAGTATTAATAAGGATGTCAATAGAAGGTTTATGCTTTTATGATAGTAAGTTTAGTAAGATAAGGTCTCAGATAAAAAAGGGTGAAGAATTAATAGGAGAGTTTTCATTAAACTTGTATTCACCATATCAATTGGAGGTAAGTATTGAAGAAGAATATCAAGGAAAAGGATTATCAACTAAACTTTTACAAAATTTTGGAGATTTTTTTTGCGAAGCAAAGGATGAAAAAGAAGAAAAATATAATATTAAAATTGGTATAGATGATATGGTTAAGATTGGTATAGATGATAGGGTTAAAATTGTAATAGATCCTAATGTTATAATAGCGATAGATGCAGACGCAAGCGAGAACGAAAAAGGTCAATCTTGGTGGGGGAAAATAGGGATGAGAGAGAATCGACATAGTAGTTCGTCAAATAGAAGAGGTATAGCATCGGCGGGTTATGAGAAGACAATAACATTAAGAGAATTATTAATAAATATATCTAAAATTGGAGATAAGCATAGATGTTTTAGAAAGAGGATGGATAATAAAACAAAGAGGATGCGAACAGATGGCGGGAATAAAGAGGAAATAAAAATGAAGTATACAAAAAACATAAATGGAAAGGAGAAAGCAATATATAAAAAGATTGGAGATAGGAAGGAATATATTAAAATTAAAGGAGAATTAAAGTATGCTAAGGATTATAAAGGTAAGAAGGTTAAATAATTTATTATTTTTAGAATTATTTATATAATAATAAAAAATGATAAAAAAATAATAAATTAAAAGAATAAATGGAAATAACAGAGGAAAAAAAAGAGAAGAAAAGTAATGCTGAGAATAATAGGGCATATAGAGAACGAAAGAGAGAAGAGATAAATGCTAGAAGGAGGGAACAAAGAAACATGAATAGAGCAATAAAGAATGTCGCAATAGAGTATGAGGTTAAGAAATTAAAGAAGATAGGTAAATTACCAGCAGTAAAGCAGAAGGAAGAAATAGCAGATATAACAAAGAGTAATTATATATCATATATAAAGAATTTTTACAAGAAGAATAAAGGGGTAGAATTGGGGGAAAATAGTGAGATAATAAAGAAGATAAGAGGAGAAGAATTTAATTCATTAAAGATATCAAGGGAGTTCAAGGGACTAATAAATGAAAATATAGGAACAATAAAAGAAAATCCGACAGATGTAAAGAATATTTATAGTATATTTCGAGGTATTAGAGGGTTTATGGAAATAAGCAAGATATTATATCCATATTTAAAGGATTATGCAGAGCAATATGATGAGAAGAGGAGTGAGGTAGTAGCAGAAGAAGATAATTTAAGAATAAATTTTGAGAAGGAAGAGATAAAGAAGAATATAAATAAGTTAACAGACTATATAGATAAGATAATATATGGATATATGATGATAATGAATGGGAGGATACACGATTTGAGATATACAAAGATAAGTAAGGATAATGAAGAGATAAAGGATGAGGGAAACAATTATATATACAAAGAGAAATATTATATAAATAATACAAAGAATAAGAAGAAACAGATATTAGAGATAGCAAAAGACTTTCAGGAATTATATGATGAGAATAAGGAAGGATATATATTAGGAGAATTAATGCCTGCATCGACGTTAACACAGAAGATACAAAGAATAACATTAAAGATATATGGTAAAATATATACAGCATCTAATATACGACATTTATATGCCACAAATATAAATAATAAAGGGGCAAGTTATAAAGAAAGGAAAGAAACTGCAACAAAGGCGGGACATAGTATAGAACAGCAGATAAAATACACATATAAGAATCAAGTATAGGTTACAAATTATATAATAATATTGTATAATTTAAATAAAATATAATAATAGAAACCTTTATTATATGCCAATAAAGACAGAGAAAAAAAAGAATGGAGTGAATAAACTTGAACAGAAGACAAAAAAAAAGGGAGGAGTGATGTCAAATAAATCTAATAGTTCATCACCTAAAAATCAAATAGTAGAACAAAAGAGGTCGCCTGTGAATATATCAACAATTGTGGAGGATCTTCAAATAAAGATATTAGATTCCGTATTTAATTTTTCTAATATACTAGATAATAAAGTAATTAAAGATTACATACAATTAAAGTCAAATGTAACAAAGGTAAATAAAAGTTTTAAAACATCAAGTTCATTTATAAGACCGTCATTTAATAATATAACAATAATTAAGTTGAATAAATTAAGAATAGATAATGAAATATTAGGAGTTTTAAAGATGACGAAAACGAAGAATATAGAGAGTATAGAATTGCGAAATATATCGTTTGAAAGTATAGATACATGTAATGAATTTATAGATTTTTTTAGTAAAAACAGCAAAGTAAAGAATGTAATATTAGATAAGGTAGAAGTTAAAATTGAGGATTTTTTAAGAATACTTGTAACATTTAAAAGACTAGAAAATCTAGAAATAAGCGGATATGAACTAACATATAATGAATTTCACATATTTATCAAGGTATTACTATATTCAAAACAAATAAAATATTTAACATTTAAAAATAATATAATAGATAAGAGGTATTATACATATTTGTTTACGAATGATATAGAGAATAATGCATATATAGATAATGAAAAATATATAATATATATATCGAAGGAATATAATAATAGATGGGGGATGATAATAAAAAAGATGGATGGTAGTTTTGCAAAGAATATCGAAGTAAATATAGTAGGGAATGAAGTAGAGGGTCAGTACATAGTATATAAAAATTTTCGAAATGACTTTAAAGATAATAAGTAAGTTAAAGTGATAACAAAGAAAGTAAATTTATTTTTTAATTTTTTTTTGTTTATTGGGTTTTCTAACAGGTTTAGTAATTATTTTTCCACCAATTGATGTTCTAACATTTTTATATTTATTTGTTAGTGAATTTTGTTGTACAAATGTCTGTTCATTTTTGAGAGGAGGACTTTCACCAAGGTCAAGAAAGACAGGTTTTTCTTTTGTAAATAAATTTCTTCTCAAAGTTTTTTTTAAACTATTTGTTAACATACCTATTTTGGTCTTCCAATTTATTTTTGGTTTATTAGAAGATTCTTGTTTATAATATTTTTTATTATAATAATCATTAATACTTTCTCTTAAATCATGTGAAGTATACGGTTTATTTGAGTCTCTACGCTTCGGCGGTGATATACTCATACTATATGACCTTTTCATTTCTCCTTTGTATAGCGGTGATATACTATTTACCCTTCTATGCTCTTGCTTTTGTAGAGATATACTTTTAGATTTTTCACGTTGATATAGAGGAGGACTTTGACCGAGTTGAAGTTGAATTTTTGCAGGAGATATAGTATATACCTTTCTATGCTCTTGTTTTTGCGGAGATATACTTTTAGATTTTTCACGTTGATATAGAGGAGGACTTTGACCGAGTTGAAGTTGAATTTTTGCAGGAG